CAAGTGGCAGACAAGTGGCAGACGAGTGGCAGACAAGTGGCAGACAAGTGGCAGACGAGTGGCAGACAAGTGGCAGACAAGTGGCAGAAGGGCTACAGATGGGCTACAGACGGGCAACCGCCGCAGACGAATCGCAGACGATCTACAGATGGGAGCTACATACGGGGGCTACAGACAAGCTACAGACAAGCTACAGACAAGTGGCAGACGAGTGGCAGACAAGTGGCAGACGAGTGGCAGACGAGTGGCAGACAAGTGGCAGACAAGTGGCAGAAGGGCTACAGATGGGCTACAGACGGGCAGAAGAAAATAATGATTACAACGAAAAACAAAAAACAGAAAATAAAAAAATATGTAAAACCAATTTTGAACTGTTTGACAATCAGGGCTAAACTAAAAAAATTAAAACTATGGACGGATGGATAAAATTACACCGGCAAATAATAGAAAACGACCTGTATTTTGCAGAGCCATTCACACGTATGCAGGCGTGGATTGATTTACTATTGATTGCCAATCACAAGGAAAGCTTTTTTTATATAAGAGGCAACAAGATAGTGGTCGGTCGTGGACAAATTGGAATGGGGGCAGAATCATTAGCAAAGCGCTGGAAGTGGTCTCGTGGGAAGGTTGAAAGATTTCTAAAACAACTCGAAAATGATCACCAGATAGAGCAGCAGAAAAGCTTCATAACTACCATAATATCAGTATGTAACTACGAGGAATATCAACAAAACGGGCAGCAGACGGAGCAGCAGACGGGCAGCAGACGGGCAGCAGACGGGCAGCAGACGGACATATACAATAATGAAAAGAATGATAACAATGAAAATAAAGAATATGTATTTGTGGAACCAACAAAAAAAATCACACCTCAAACTGTTGAAGAAAAAAATTACATTGAAGTAGAAGCGACAAAAAAAGAAACCGAACAAGGAAAGGGGGGCGCCGGCAAAAAATTTGTTCAACCTACTATTGAAGAAGTAGAGAGTTATATCAAAGAAAAAGGTTACAATGTAGATGCTGAACGGTTCGTGGCATATTACGAGTCAAACGGCTGGAAAGTTGGAAAAAATCCAATGAAAGATTGGAAAATGGCCATCGTAACATGGTCAAAAAACGACAACCAACAAAAAAACAACTACAAAACATTTGAAAAACAGCCGTACAGACACCCAGCAGCTACCATTTTCTCGGATGAGTTGACAAGGAAGCAAATAGAAAAGGCTGAGGCAAACAAACAAGCGGCCATTTTAAGGGCTCAAAATAGGCAAGTGGATACGTAGTACCACTCAAGGGGAGAAACGCCTAAATAACGAAAATAAAAGGGGTTTTACGGGGTGTTTTCAAAAAGGATACATATAGCTAAATTATTAATCACAATTAAAAAAAAAAATTATGGAAGACTTCAAAGACATTTTAGACGAAATGAGACTTCACAACATGAAAGTCCCGGCCACAAGAGTTTTCTTTCAAATTCCAAACGCAACGGAAGTGTTCAAAAATGCAATGACTTATTATCTAAGTCTTGGTAACAAAAAATATGTTGAGTTGCCTGACTATAAACTGATAACCGATTGGTTAGGCGACAACAAGGGCAAAGGACTGTTTCTGTATGGCAATGTTGGAACGGGCAAAACATTCATTACAAGATATGTTATCCCTGCTATTTTGTTGAAATATAAACGATTAATAGTCTCTGCGTTCGATATGACAGAAGTAAATGCCTCCCCTGATAATGTCCTTTCAAAAAGACTTATTTCTTTAGATGACTTAGGAACAGAGGAAGCATATATTAAATTCGGTGAAAAACGAATGGTTATCTATGAAATCGTGGACGCTGCCGAGAAATACGGCAAATTGCTATTAATTACCAGCAATCTAAGCTTTGACGAGCTTGTTTCAAAATATGGAAGTCGTGTTTTTGATCGCCTTGTCGAAACAACTACATTAATCGAATTCAAGGGTGAATCTTTTCGAGGTTAGAGTGTTATTAAAAAAAAATTATAAACAAACAGAACAAAACAAATCGTTTTGTATTATCTTTGCCGTATGAAAATATCTGATATAAAACAAAATCCAAACAATCCACGATTGATCAAAGACGACCGGTTTAAGAAACTTGTTAAATCAATCGAAGAGTTTCCTAAGATGATGGCAATTAGACCAATGGTTATTAATGCCGATAATATCATATTAGGAGGTAATATGCGATTGAAAGCGTTAAAAGAATTAGGCTACAAAGAAGTCCCAGACGAATGGGTTAAGCGCGCAGAAGAACTTACAGAAGAAGAAGCAAGGCGCTTTATCATTGCCGACAACGTCGGATACGGTGAAAACGATTGGGATATGCTCGCCAATGAATGGGATGCTGAAGAGTTAAGCGACTGGGGGTTGGAAATCCCTAATTTTGAAATAGATAACGAAGGGACAGAAATAAAAGAAAAAATTAAAAAACTATCGGATAGATTTATTATCCCCCCCTTCTCTATCCTTGATACAAAGCTTGGCATTTGGCAAGATCGCAAAAATTATTGGTTGAGTTTGGGCATAAAAAGTGAAGAAGGAAGGAAAGAAGGATGCACTTTCTCAAAAACATCTCAAAGTCCTAAATTCTACGAAGTTAAATCAGAATTAGCAAGGAAAGGACTGCCAAACGATGCCGATTCAACATACAATGAATGCATACGACGTGGATATAGTTTATTCGGAACAGAAAACGGCAGTACTTCAATTTTTGACCCCGTCCTTTGTGAATTATCATACAAATGGTTTAATACGCCAACCGGAAAAATCCTCGACCCTTTTGCCGGAGGTTCGGTTCGTGGAATCGTGGCAGCAAAGTTAGGCTTCCAATACTTAGGAAATGACCTAAGCGAAACTCAAATAATAGCAAACCGTGAAAACGCAAAGGAAGTTTTACAAGACGCAGAGCTATATCCAACGTGGACGACCGGTGATAGCTTACAAATCGATACAATTGCAAAGGGATACGATGCCGATATGATATTTAGCTGTCCTCCTTATGCAGATTTAGAGGTTTATAGCGATGAAAAAGAAGACCTATCAAATATGACTTATGAAAACTTCTTAAAAGTGTATCGTGAAATTGTGCGCAAATCTTGCGAGAAATTGAAAAATGATAGGTTTGCTGTCTTCGTCGTCGGCGATGTAAGGGATAAAAACGGACTCTATAGAAACTTCGTAAGCGATACCATATATGCATTCATCGATAGTGGGTTATCGCTTTATAACGAAATGATACTTGCGAACTCAATAGGCAGCGGCGCTATGAGAGCAGGGAGACAATTTGCAAATTCAAGAAAGGTCGTTAAGTTACATCAAAACGTGTTGGTATTCTATAAAGGCAACCCAAAAAACATAAGGGCTAATTATCCCGAGTTGGACTTGAGTTACATGGAAGACGAGGAAGAGAACGAAGAATGATAAAAACTTGAAAAGTAAGATACATAACTATGGGCAGAAAAGGTTTAGTTTGCAACCCAACGGGTAAAGGCGGTTTTCGAGACAATCCGCAGAACAAAAGCACAGGAAGCTGGTCGAAAGATAGCAGCGTCTCGTATTGGTATAGATACTTTTTCTCTTTGACGGTTGAAGAGTTTAAGAAGTTTCCAAGTGAAAAGCCAGAAAAGATACGACTAATGGCTTGCGAAATAGCTTACAACGCCGTATTGAAGAGTAGAAAGGATTTGCCATATCTCAGAGAGATTACAGACCGGACAGAGGGCAGAATGGTAATAAGCCAAAACTCGAGCACCGTTTCAGTAACTGTCAATCCATTTGAGGAACTTATGAAAAAAGCAACCGCAAAAGATGACGAATGAAAAATACATATCAATTTTCAAATCATGGCAGGCAGATTGGAACCTATTTGTTCGTGATGTCTTAAAGGCACGGCTCGACAAAGAACAACAAGCTGTTATTAACTCCGTGCAATTCAATAAGATGACGGCGGTCGCAAGTGGAACGGCACGAGGGAAGGATTTTGTGGCGGCGTGTGCTTCGTTGTGCTTTTTATATTTAACCCCTAAATTCAACAAAGAAGGGAAGTTGATAGAAAATACAAAGGTGGCTCTGACGGCACCCACAGGGCGTCAGGTTGGGAATATTATGATCCCCGAGATACGTCGTTTGATGAGAAATGCAGGCGTGCTTCCTGGACGTGTTGTGGCAAGTGATGTCAGAACTGATTACGATGAGTGGTTCTTAACAGGGTTCAAAGCGGATGACTCAAATACAGAGGCATGGGCAGGATTCCATGCCGTCAACACAATGTTTGTGGTTACAGAAGCCTCCGGACTATCCGAGACGATTTACAATGCCATTGAAGGGAACTTACAAGGGAACTCACGGCTCTTGATAGTGTTCAACCCTAATATATCATCCGGATACGCTGCCAACTCAATGAAAAGTGATCGGTTTGCAAAGTTTAGACTCAATTCATTAAACGCAGAAAATGTGGTTAGTAAAAAAATAACAATTCCAGGCCAGGTCGATTACGAATGGGTTAAAGATAAGGTGCTTAATTGGTGTGTTCCAATTGCTAAAGAGGAAGCCGTTGAGGGTGATGGTGATTTTGAATTTGATATTGAAGGTGAAAAACGATTCTATAAACCCAATGATTTATTCCGTGTGAAAGTTTTGGGCATGTTTCCTAAAACATCAAACGACTCGCTTATCCCCTATGAATGGATCGAGATGGCAAACAAAAGATGGAATGAATATCGGGAGAAAGGCATCATATTTGATGGGATCGAACGAGTTGGTATCGATGTCGCCGGCATGGGAAGGGATGAAAGCGTTTTTTGCCATAGAATTAAGAATGTCGTTTCACGGTTCGAAGTGTATCAATCACAGGGCAAGGCAGATCACATGCACATTGCAGGCATGGCGGTGTCTATCCTAAAAAACGAAAACAATTATGCGTTTATCGACACGATTGGAGAGGGGGCGGGCGTTTATTCACGATTGCTCGAGCTTGGCTACAATAACGCAATCTCTTGTAAGAATTCAGAAAGTGCAAGCGGTCTGACAGACGCTACAGGTGTTTATACTTTTGCCAATATGAGGGCATATCTGTTTTGGTCAGTCAGAGATTGGCTTGACCCAAAAAACAAAAACGAAGCGGCACTCCCAATCGATGACAAATTGATGGAGGAAGCAACTGCTATAAAGTGGCACTTTCAATCAAACGGCAATATAATAATTGAACCAAAAGAAAAGATCGCTGAAAGAATACACCGTTCCACAGATAGATTTGATTCATTGGCTCAAACGTTTTACCCAATAACAAAGTCAAACTTCGAAGAGATAGACTTGAAGTCATTAAACGATTTAGTGTAATTTAATTTTGAAAAACTTACTATCATGACAACAACAACGGACGGGAACGATTTAGCATTTTTAACAGACGCCGGCGTCGCAATTGATGACAAAATAAAACAATTAAAATACAAGAGCATAGTTGTGCCTTTATGGAGCGATCTGCAGAAAGAATACGACAAAAAGCAACACCCTGTATTCACCGATCCAAACTACAAAGACGAGATAAAATCAACAGGCGAAGTGACGAAAGTGTCACGAATTGGTCTCTCTTTGCAAAAACTCGCAGCGGATCGGATGACAGAACTAACATTTGGAATCCCTGTTAAAAGAATTTACAAGGCTATCACCCCAGAGGAACAAAAAGCGGCAAAAATACTTGAAAAAATATACTCGAAAAACAGAATCGATAGTGTAAACATTGATCGTGGTACGAGCCTTTTTGCGTCGTGTGAGTTTGCTACTCTCTGGTATGCAGTAGCAGAACAAAACAGCATTTACGGGGAGACGTCGCCGTTAAAATTAAGGTGCAAAACATACTCGCCTATGAACGGTGATTTTATATACCCTCTCTTTGATGACAATGACGATCTTATCGCTCTGTCTTTCTTATTCAGTAGGTCAGATGGGGATAAGACTACTCAATATTTTGACACATTTACAGCAAACAGGCGGATTCGATGGGCACTGCCACAGGGCGGCGGAGGATGGGAGGAGGAAATAAACGAGGAAATAAAACTCGGAAAAATACCCGCAGTGTATTGCTATCGTCCGACACCTATTTGGGAGGATACCTCAAATGAAGTTTCAGAAATTGAATGGACACTCTCACGAAATGGGAACTACATACGCAAAAACGGGAAGCCTTTGTTTGCGCTTTTTGCCGACAAAGAAATTAAATATGGAGGTGGAAATGAAAATGACTCATTAGCCGTCCGCCAATTTCCTCAAGGTTCGTCGGCTCAATACATTACGTGGTCGCAGTCAGTTGATAGCATTAAATTGCAAATTGATAACATTTACAAGGCATTTTTCACGCAGTTACAACTGCCGGATATGTCATTTGACTCCATGAAAACGACACCAATGTCGGGAGAAGCACGAAAAATGATGTTTGTTGATGCTTATTTGAAGGTGTTAAAGGAAAGGGGGCGGCTATTAGAAGCCTTAGACCGTGAGATGAATGTTATCCGTGAATATGCGAAAATAATGTTCCCACAATACGCAAATGCTTTTGAAACGTTAAACGTTGAGCAATCAATTACGCCTTACACCATCTCAGATGATAAAGAAACTATTGGCAATTTGATGACAGCAACCGGAGGGAAGCCAATCATTAGCCAAAAAGAAGGCGTGGAGTTTTTAGGATGGTCAGATGACGTTGATGCTACAATGCAGCAACTACAAGACGAAAACATGAGCAGCATAACGCAACCAACACTATGATAGACGATTTTATTTTGGAAGCCGTGTGGGCGATGATTAACGAGAAAACGAAGCAAGGGATAACTCCATTGTATGTAACGAAGGTTGAGTTTATGAATCAAGTTATACGCTCACTTAATCAACTTTACAAGGATGGGAAGATTGAAGTCGGTGATACCCTTAACGATAAATACATAAAGATTAAATAATTTTATGGACGCTTGGGAAAAACAGCACGCTCAAAACATTGATTATTATTCAAAGCAAATTGATGAGATATTCAGAAATGCCTCAAAAGAGGCGGCACTGATTGGAGTGTCAATTACCAATTTTAACCCGAACAAACCATTTTCATTCAAAGATTACCCGCAGACAAAGAAAAGAATAGATAACCTTTTACAAACCGTTTACAAAAAATCCGAAGCGGTGATCGTCAACGGCATAAAAAAAGAATGGGATCAAAGCAATGTTAAAAATGATGCCTTTGTTGAAAATGTGATTAAAGAAAAATACAAGGGCGTCGATAAAAGTCAATTCACTACATGGTTCGATCACAATGATAAGGCGTTAGAGATGTACCTTTCGAAAATATCCGACAAAAGAACTATCTCAGAGCGTGTATGGAACCTTACTTCCCAATTTAGAACAGAATTAGAGATGGCTCTGGATATAGGGTTCAGAGATGGAAAATCCGCCGACGAAATATCGAGAGACATACGCAAATACTTACAAAACCCCGACGCATTATTCCGAAGGGTACGAGACGAACACGGGGTGTTACATCTTTCAAAACGAGCAGCGGCTTATCATCCCGGACAAGGCGTTTATCGAAGCAGTTATAAGAATGCCAGACGTCTGGCAGCTACTGAGACAAATATGGCATATCGATACGCAGACAATGTCAGATACAATCAACTTGACTTTATCGTTGGGTATGAAGTCCATTTGTCAGGAGGGCATAAGATCAATGATATTTGTGACGACTTTGCCGGCTTATATCCGAAGTCTTTTGTTTTTAGAGGTTGGCATCCACAGTGCATGTGTTTCACGACTACAATCATGCAAACGGACAAAGAATTTATGGAGGATACAAAAAGAATGATTAGAGATGAAGAACCAATCGAGAAAAGTGCAAACTCTGTAAAGAATGTGCCAGATGGGTTTAATAATTGGATTGATGAAAATAAAAATCGTGTTGCGGCAGCAAAATCAACACCCTTCTTTATTCAAGACAATTTTAAGGACGGCGATATAAAAAAAGGGCTAAATATTTAGCAAAATAAAAAAAGATTTTCTTGTGTGGAATAATTTAACAAAAATGATTGTATCTTTGTCCCAAAGGAAACTTGCTTAATTATAATTAAATTATGAAAAAAGAAATTTTAGAGGCACTGAAAACCAAATTTGAAGGGGTTCAGGAATCAGTACTTAGCAGGATAGCTGAGAAATTGGCAAAAACTGTGACGAAAGAAGAAGATGTTGCAACTTCAATCGAAGGGGTGACTTTACAACAAATCATTGACGGTTATGCAGATAGCAGAGTTAATGAAGCCGCTCAAACGGTTATCGCTAACTACGAAAAGAAGCATAACCTAAAAGACGGAAAGATTATTGAGAAACCAGAAACACCAGCGCCAGCAACGCCAGAACCAGCAACGCAAACTCCAGATGATGCCGTGCCAAAATGGGCAAAGGCACTAATGGATAGTAATAAAATACTTGCTGAAAAATTGGCGTCTATTGAAGGGGAGAAGGTTATCAATAACCGGAAATCAGTCTTTGAAACGGCTCTCAAGGGGTTGCCAGATCCGATCAAAACGCAAAAGTTAAAAGACTTCAACCGTTTGACATTCACTGACGACACCGATTTTGAGAACTACATTAAGGAATTGAAGGACGACTCGGCGCAAATCATTGCATCGGGGGTTGTTATTGCCAAACCACGAAGTGGAAACAATCCAAAACCCGAAGACACACCGCCTAAAGAAGTCCTGAATCGTATCGAAAAAAGAAAGGCAGAACCGGTAACCCCTGCCATTGTAGGGTTACCAAAACAAAACTGAATGAATTATGAACGTTAATTTTTCGTACCAGGAACCTGGAACAAACGATCCTGTTGTTTTTAGCGAAATAATAGGGCAAAAATCAGGAGGTGGTATAGTTGCAAATCCATCCTTTGATATACAAGCAGGAACCGCCGTAGGCTATAATAATGGCGTGTTAAATCCGATCAAGGCATATCGCCTATCAAAAGCCGTTGCAGCCGCAGATACAACTATTGAAATTGTAAAAGGCAGTGGCGTTGCCGTTGGCGATGTTATCGGATATGGCACTAAATCAGTGGCCTGTACAGCAGTTGACCAATCAAACGCTACAAAAGACGTGGTTACGGTTACATTGGGAGTCGCTATTCCATCAGGCACCGTATTGTATCAAGCAGCATCTGCATCAGCAAGCGCAGCCGTTCCAATTTACACACCTTCGTTTTTGACGGGTGAAATTGTATATGCCGGAAAAGGGGATCAAAATGTTGCATTGATCAATTTTGCCAACGTGAGAAAAGAAACCGTCAATGCTTCTCCTGAAGTATTGGCATTGTTACAAACCATTAAAATTGTATAACCATGTTATCACCACTTTTTGAGTTAGATCAGTCCGGCGTACAAGCCGAAGTAAACTCTTACCAACCTGGCAGTGGCCTTGTATGGCCTGTTTTGTTCCCTTTGAAGTACACACCCCGTTTTGATTTGAAAGGGATTGAAGGGAACGAAGGTATCCCTGTCTCCGCAGATCGGGTTGCCTTTAGTACTAAAGCTCCGTTGAAGACACGTAAAGTTGTCGGATCATGGAGCGGTGAACTATCAAAGATTGCCATTTCACGTGAAAAAAACGAAAGAGCAATCAACGACTACAAGGATTTGAAGGTAATTGCAGCCAACAATCCACAAGACAAGGCAACCGCTCAATATCTTGTTGACCTTGTGTACGATGATATCAAGTTCTGTAATGACGGGACAGACTACAAAATTGAGATTGACGCCTTGCGTATTGGATCGCTTGGAAAACAAACGTTCCCAGCTTCCATCGAAGGAGACATGGCCACCGCCGATGAAATTAATTTCAATGTTCCGGATTCAAACTTTGTGGGAGTTGCAAAAATCTGGAGTGATCCAACCGCTGATGGTATTGCCGACGTGATTAAGATGCAGAAGGCTATCGCAAAAAAAGGGTTGAAAAAACCGCTTTATGCAATAGTAGAAAGTTCGACATTTGAGCTCTTATTAGCACAAACGGCAACTGTTAAACGAGTAGCCTCTGTTCTTGTGAATGTTGCCGGATTAGCTTCGACGGATGTTCTATCCGTTGACAACGTCAATTCATACATGAAAGCAAAAGGATTGCCTCAATTCTTAGTCATTGATAGCTATGCAACGATTGAAGACAAGTCAGGGAACCAAACCACCATCAAACCGTGGAATGAAAACGTCGTTGTCTTGTCGCCTTCGATACAACTTGGTTGGACTTATTACAAACCGGTTCCATTGATTGCTGACACAGCAGCCGTCCAAGCACAAGGAACTTATGCAAAAACAACCGTTTATTCGGAATTGAATCCAATGGTCGAAGTGACTATGGCAGAGGCATATGTGCAACCGGCATTGATCAACCGTGCATCTTTGGTATTTATTAATACAAACAACGCTACATCATTTAACGCAGGGCTTTAAAAATCGTTGAAAAATGGCAACCACACTTGATGCCTTAAAGAGTTTATCTAATATCCCAATCCCACAATCAGTCTTTGATAAGATCGAAGTGGAACGGGATATTAATTTGTCTGACATTTATGATTTTACCATAAGTAGCTCGGCAAAATATAAACTTTGCGAGGCTGATGTATTGCTTTGGTTAAGCAAGGCTCCCGAGATCGTAGAAGGTGGTGTAACAATCAAAATAAGCGATACGGACAAAGCCAAGATGGAGAAGCAAGCAGTATTAATCTATAATCAATTTGGAGACACAACGCATTTAATTGAAGACCAGATTGATTACGGCGACAAAGGAGACGAGATATGACAAAGAATGGAACTGTTTCTTATAGTACAAAGACGGGGGGTGGGTTCCTTAACGGTAACCCCGTCCCCGTTTTAACGGTTTGGAGCGACCCTATTGACTGTCTTTTCACAGTACTTGCTGAGAAAAATAGACGAATCGTTTTCGATGACAATTCAAAAGTGGCCTTTTATGAAATATTAATTGAAATGCAACCATTTGAATCGGATCGTATTCGTTTAACAAATAATCGAGGCAAGGTCTTAGGAGAGTTTCAAGTGCAGAACGTACAGTTCCTTGATTTGGTTGGACGGGTTAAAATCATTGTGTGATGGGGATAACATTAAAAACACCGCAGGCAGACATTGCCAGATATATTGCAGATCAAATCAACAAAAGAAAAAAGGCATATATCCGAGTTCTCTCAAAGGTTGGTGAGGAATGCGTGAACCTTGCACGGACAAATGGTAGCTATCAGAATCGGACAGGAAACCTCCGTGCCAGCATTGGTTACGGGATCTTAATGGACGGCGCTGTTATCGTAGAGACGGGTTTTGACGGAGCGAAAGAAGGAATGGACTCCGGGAAAATGTTTCTTGAAAGCCTTATGCCAAAATATCCAAATGGTATCGTGTTGATTGTAGTCGCCGGCAGAAAATATGCTGTTTATGTGGAAGCTCGTAATTTCGACGTATTGACGTCCGCTGAATTGTTCGCACGTGGGAGGGTTGAATCATTGCTAAAACAATTAAATTCAAAATGAAAAAAACAGGATTGCAAATAGAGAGTGATGTTTTTGCTTTAATCTCAAACAGTAGCTTGAAATCATTTATCTCTGGGCAAATATACAAATCAGACACACGTCCAATAAATGCAAGGACAGAAGATGCCGTCATCTCTTTTTTAGCCGGCATCGATGGTCAATTACAGGTGGGTGTTTTGAATTTGAATGTTTTTGTGCCGGATATTGATAACGGAGGCGGTGATGGATTTTTAGTTAAAAACGTTGCCAGATGCCAAGAGATTGAAGAGAAAATAAATTCAATTATTCAGTCCATGTCTATTTCTAATGAATATTACTTTGAATTGGATAAAATGATACAAACCTTTTCGGATGAGAGTACAAATCAGCATCTTGTAAATAGTAGAATTAGATTCAAAAGAACAACATTTTAAAATTAAAAAATCATGGCAGATACACTAAGTTGGGGGAAACCCAAAGTTGAAGTTTGTGCGTATGTAAATGGCGCTATGCCAGCTTCTCCCGTATGGACTTCGTTAGCAAACATCAAAGAGGACTCGGCTAATTTGTCCTCCGCTATTGGTACGAGACAAGAAGCAAAACTTGAAGGAGGTGATCTTCTTGCTGTTAGAGCGGCAAAGAGTACTTATACGTTTAAGTTGGAATTGTACGCAACAAAAGGAGCTACAAAACCAATTCCTGACATTGACGGTATTGTCGGCTCGAGTTATTCCGTTCGTTTAACGCCAGAAGATCCGACACAAGAAGGGTTCATAATTGACAAGGCATTCGTCGAGGTTGAAGAAGACTTTACAACTAAAGATGGGATGACATGGAAATATACCTTTACGGCATTAGCGCCGGCAACAGGTAGCATGTTGAAGCCTTATATGGCTGTCGTTTAACAAGTAAGTTTTTCTTACTGGTAAAAAAGCAGGGTTAAACAGTTGGTGTTTGGCTTTGGTAATGGAAAAAGCTCAAGGTTCGATTCCTTACCCTGCAACAAAAGAACAGACAATTTCAAATTATTATGAAAAAAACGATTGAGAATAAAGTCAGTGATACAATTTTAGAGAAACCGATAGAAATAAAGATCGGGGATGAGACATACAAAGTTGCTCCCCCGTGCACAGCGACGCTCATAGAGGTGTCTTCTGAAATTACCAAGTTACCACATTACGAGGTTGATAAAAATGCGGATAATGTATTCCCAGAAACGCTTCGTATCGCAAAAGACTGTAAAGCAATTGGTTCTATTTTGGCGACGTTGATTTTAGGGGCAGAACATTTAACAGAAGTAGTAAAGAAACCAAAGAAAAAGATTTTTTGGGTTACATATCAATGGGAGGATGCAGTTATTGATAAGAGAGCAGCATTGGCGGATACTATTTTGAAAAAGTTGCGTCCGAGCGAAACAAATACTTTAATTTCAAAAATACTCGTTGAGCAAATGGAGATAGGCGATTTTTTCGGTTTTACCACTTCCCTGATCGAGATCAACCTGACGAAGCCGACGAAGGCGGAGACGGGCAAATAAGCGACTCTATCTGGGCGGTGGTTATCTTTGCATCAAAAGCGTTTGGGATGTCAATTAAAGAAGTACTTTACAAAATATCGTGGGCTAATCTAAATTTATACAGCGCTTCAATTCCAAGTTACAAAGCAAAGAAAGAAAAGAAAAAAAACGTAATCAATGCAGATGATCCAAAGAATAAGTCAATAGTTAAAAATTTCATAAAAGGAAAAATATGAGTAGTTCAGATGGTGGAATGTTATGGTTTGGCGCTGGTTTGGATACAACGCAGTTGGCGAGAGATGCAAATAAAGCCTCTCAAACATTGCAAGGTATTGGGGACGCCGCCGACGTGGAAGGATCACGAATTGAAAACATGGCAAAGAACGCCGCTCTTGCTATTGGTGGAATCTTTACGGCACAAGCAGCCAGCCAATTAGTTAGTCGAATAATAGATGTCACAGGGCAATTTCAACAGCTAAACGTTGCCTTTACTACTATTTTACAATCAAAAGAGAAGGCAGATGCGTTGATGAGTCAAATGGTTACATTAGCCGCCACAACCCCCTTCCAATTAGGAGAAGTTGCCGCTGGAGCGAAGCAGTTGATAGCTTATGGGTTCGCTGCTGAAACAGTTGACGACACGTTAAAGAGGTTGGGAAATATCGCCTCTGGACTTGGATTGCCGCTTGAACGGCTAACTTACTTGTATGGCACTACAATGACACAGGGGAGGTTATATACCCGTGACTTGCTTCAATTTACAACATCTGGAATCCCGATGTTACAAGGGCTCGAAACCGTATTTCATAAGACTTCTGAGGAAATTATGAAAATGGTAGAAGAAGGCAAAATCGGGTTTCCTGAAGTTCAAAAAGTCATCGAGCAAATGACAAACTCGGGTGGGAAGTTTTATAACTTGATGCCTGAAATGTCAAAGACAGTCACCGGCCAGATAAGCAACTTAAAGGACAGCATCACGATAATGTTGAATGATATAGGGAAGGCAAATCTCGGAATAATCAACTCATCCATTTCATCATTAGGGAGCCTTGTTACAAATTACAAAGAAGTTGGAAAAACGATTGCTGAATTGGTTGGCGCTTATGGAATTTATAAGGCTACAATCATCACGGCGACTGCGCTGGAGAAGGCTTGGGTTGCTGTAAAGGCTTGGCGTGACTTGGCACTTGCTACAGAAATAGCAGAGACAGGAACACTCGCAACCGTACAAGGGGTTTTAGCCGTTTCAGAAGGCAGATTGATAGCTGTTCAAAACGCTCTTAATGTTGCAATAGCTAAGAACCCCTATGTTTTGATTGGCGCAGCAGTGGCTGGATTAGCGTATGAAATTTATAAATTATCAACGGCCACAACCATTTTAGAGGATGCACAAAATAAATACAAGAAGACAATCGAAGATGCAAACGCACAAATTGTTCAAGAAAACGTAAAGATATATGACTTGTTTAGTGCTCTTAATGCTGCAAAGAAAGGAACAAAAGAATATGCCGCCGCAAAAAAAGCCATCATGGACTCCTATGGTAACTATCTTAAAGGGCTCGGAGACGAAAAAACAGCGCTAAACAACGTCGCAAAAGCATACGACGCAATTACAGAAGCGTCTCGTAAGGCTACTTACACACAAGCGATAAATGCGTCAATATCGCAGGCGCAGTCAGACTATACCAAACAAACAGAGGATTTATTAAATAAAATTAAGGATGAACTCGACAAAAAGTTCGGAAAAAACTCAACGAAATCACTTGATGCTTATTGGGCTTTACAGCCGAATGTTTTAGCAGGCATGGGAGAAAAGAGTGCAAATCCAGCATTTTTGGAAGAATTTCAACAACATCATGTAGTATCTCCAATGTTCCCTGACGCAAAATCCGTTGATGAAGCTAATAACAAATTAAAAATCTTATTAGAAAAAACCAAAGAAACTTATGACGCTTATCATAAAGTAAAAGACGAAGCAGAAAAAGTCGCAGCAAGTGAAAAAATAAATCTGACACCGACCACCACACCGACCACCACACCGCCAACCACAGGAGTAGATGAATCTGGGAGTTCAGATGCCAAGACGGCAAAAACTATCGCAGAGGCAGCCGCTCGTCTGAAAAAAGAAAGCGAAGACATCGAGCACAAAAAAGAAGACTATCAAAACGAGGCTACTCAATCATATATCAACACATTAGCAGACGGCAGGGAGAAAGAGATTGCGCAAAGAGACCTTGATCACAAAATAAAACTACAGACTATTGACAGAGAGGAGCAAGAGCTCTTAGATAAGCAAAGAGAGTACGCTCTGAAACAATGGGAAGATAAAGGGTCGAAAGGCACTTTTGATCCAAATAGCGTACAATTAAGTCAGGCTGATAAAAGCAATTTTGCTTCAATGCGTGCAAACGAAGATTGGGATTATTACCAAACGCAAAGTAAGGAATTGCAGGACTTATTAGAGAAATATCAAACATATTCACAAAAAAGATTGGCGATAGAAAGTGATGCCGCAGATAAATTAAAGATTTTGCAATCTAAAAACGCACACGGAGAGTTTGACCAACAAATAGCAATTTTCAAAAAGCAAACAGCCGATGAATTGCAGGCAGCGGATATTGAATTTGCCAATAGTCAGGCCTCATATAAGAGCTGGGTGGATACAATCACAAACATGGCATTAGGGGAGCTGCAATCACAGTTAATGTCGGCGCAGGTTTCACTTTCGACGGCGGATATTCTTAAGGGAACAAACCCAGATGCTCTTAGCGCAGAAGACAGAGCCACATTAGTAGCCAAAATAAAGGCATTGCAGGATCAAATTGCAAAATTAAAAAACGAAAACGCAAAAAAGACAGCAAAAGAAGCCGATCCAACAGCTAACAACACCCAATGGATCGCAACTGTTAAGACGATGGAGGCGGTTGATGAATCCGTTAAAGAGATTATTTCTGATTTTAGTGGGTTAGACGAAGGCACAAAGCAAATTTTATCCTCAGTCGCAAACGTGACGGGAGGTGTAATGAAAATGTTTGACGCCATTGGAAAACTTCAAGATGATACGACAAAAGCCATTACAGATGTTGCGAAGACGGGCGCAGAAGCTACAAATGAAGTCGCAAAATCCACAGAGGACGCAACAAGAGCAGCGTCAACTGCATTAAGTACGGCTGAAAAGGCAAGTGTGATACTCGCCATCATCAGCGCAGGAATACAGGTGATAATGACTATTGTAGGGATATTTACAAATCACTCCAAAAAGATGCAGGAAGAGCTCAAAAAAGAACACGATGCACAAGTAGAGGAATATCTGGGGTTGATTAAATACAACGAAGAGCTCGAAAAGAAATATCAATGGACGAAGAAAATAGGAGAAGCAACACTTGATTATTTGCAAAGAGAGGGGGCTGAGATAGCGAAACAGGCAGCGTCAAATCAAGTAGATCAAGCTGAATTACTTGCAAAGATTCAGCAAGAGACATACCTTATCGGTTATAAAACAGTTACAAATTGGATCGGGGCTTCGAGGAAAGTTGCTCAATATGCTTCGTTAGCAGGGATGTCTTATGAAGACATTGCAAAATTAGCATCTGAAGGGAAGTTGTCAGAAGACGGCAAAAAATACTTTGACGCATTAAAGAGCGCAAAGGAGCAAGGTGATGAACTTGCCACGAAACAAGAAGAATACCTTCAACAAGTAAAGGAAACATATACGGGCACAACGTATGATTCAATTGTAAACTCTATTGTTGACGGGTTTAAGGCGGGCAAAAAAAGTGCCGCTGATTTTGCCGATACATTTCAAAATTTAATGCAGCAAGCTGTTTTAGCTTCATTAAAATTAGAAACTGATAAAAAGGTTCAATCATGGTACGATGAATTCGCAAAATTTAGCCAAGCCGGTTTGACGGCAGATGAAATTGCACGACTTCAAAAAGATTTTAACGATGCAATGCAAAGCACAGCAACCGACGCAGCCAACCTACAGAAGATAACCGGAATATCATTGACGGACACAGCGGCACGCACAGGAACGGCAAAAGGAATTGCAACGGCGTCACAGGCATCGGTTGATGAGAACAACGGACTATTGACAAACATGGAGGGGCATACATATACCATCGTGAATGATTTTAAGGCTATGATAAGTATCTCAAATCAGATGCTTACTAATTTAATCGGCATCAATTCAAACACGGCAAGCATGGACGGGCGTTTGAGCTCCATTGAAGTGGACATGGGAAGCATAAAACAAGGGATCAACGATATAAACACAAAAGGCATAATTCTTAAAAGATGACTTCTGATTTATTAATAGATGGTATCGACGTTTTCGACAAATTTGGTGTTTCTCTATTAAAGGGGAGTTACGCCTCTCTTGTTACATATCCTGCATTAAAAGATCCGGATAAGAACGATTGGTACGAATTTGATGGTATTGAAGTAGACCTATCGACGCCGGCATTGGATAGCAGAAAGATTACTATTCAATTTCTGATCAATGACGAAAGCATGATGACTTATTTTATATCGATGCTTTCAACCGGAGTTTATCATACGTTTTCGGTTCAAAAATTAGCACTCACATTGACCTTGCGTCTTATTTCTCAAAGAAGCTATAATACGGTTGGAGAGTATGGTTTTTTCTCTTTATATTTTTCGGATGACTTCCCATCAAACGGTTATGCCTATTCCACGCCGACCGTATCATGGGCTTCGGATGGATTCTATTTAGACGGCAAGGACTTTTCGCATTATGGCATAAGGGTATTAAATGGGACAATGGACGAAATAAATAAACTGCCAGATGCAAAAGCAAACAAATCAATCAACCTTAAAAAATCAAACGGGGTGATTTATGATAAGGAATATGTAAAGTATGGGAGTAAAGACGTTAAATTATCGCTTTTACTCCAAACACAGGACATCCCTACATTTTGGGATTTATACAATTCTTTTCTTTATGATTTGACACGACCAAACACAAGAACCCTGCAAATAGACTCCCTTAACAGGTCATATTCATGCTTTTACAAGTCGAGTAGTGTTACGGATATAAATGTCGATACAGGCGTTTGGCTTTTATTTGATATTACAATGACATTTTAAGTTCAATTTATAAAAAGATACACTATATTTGTAAAAGCAATAACGATATAAAGAAATGATTATTTACGACGCAAACGGGAGCAAGATAGCTGATATAGACGTAACCGACGAATCATATCGATATCGGAAAATACAAGGGGATAACTCCATTACGTTGCATTTTAGCTCTTTTTCTGTATCCACCGACAGAGATTTTTCTTTTATTGATATACCAATTGGATCTTATGTTGATTTTTTAGGTGAAAGATACACGTTAAACAAGCCGGAGAACTTTACTAAAAACCACACAAGG